AAGACCCTCCTCGTCGTGCACAATGGCGGCGTGTCCAAGATGTACGAGCCGGTCCGCCAGAACCCGGAGAAGATGCGCTACATCGAGTGGCTGACCACGCCGCCGACGGCACGCAACCCGCCCACCGAGGCCGAGTTCGCCCGGATGATCGACGTCCACGTCAAGACGCTCTACAACTGGAAGCACGACCGGGAGTTCCGCGAGGTCTGGCAGGGCGAGACCGACCAGGTCATCGGCGACCTCGACAAGCGCCAGGCCGTGCTCGACGCCCTCTACGAGGCAGCTGCCGATGTGCGCAATCCGCGCCACGTATCTGCGGCCAAGCTGTACCTCGAAGCGATCCGCGAGATGAGTCCCGAGCGCCAGGTCACCGGCCGGGCCCTCGGCATGCTCACCGACTCCGAGCTCGATCTGATGACCAAGCGGGCCCTCGCCGAGGCACCGTGACCAATACCGAGGGCGGCTTCCAGGCCCGCAACACCCCGGCCGAGCGCCGGGCGTTCTTCGACCTGCAGCGCCAGATCGCCGAGATCATCGCCCGCATCGACGCCACCGAGGCCACCCTCGCCGACCACGAGACCCGCATCGACGTGCTCGAACCGTGAGCGACTACACCCTCGAGGAGCTTCTGCAGGAGCGGGAGTGGCGCAAGGTCGCTCCGGCGTGGAAGACCTCCAGCGACGACGACAAGGTCGAGGCGTTCCGCTACTTCTGCGCCAACTACTGGTGGATCCGCCACCCCGAGCGGGGCCGGATCAACTTCGAGCTCTTCGACGCCCAGGTCGAGGCGGTCTACCTGTGGATCTCCGAGCGCTACACCGTTGCGCTCAAGGCCCGCCAGATCGGGTTCTCGACGCTGATCTCCACCTACTGCTTCTGGCTGACGTTCTTCTATCCCGACCGCGCGATCGTGATGCTCTCGAAGACGGAGCGCGATGCGGTCAAGCTCCTCGACAAAGCGAAGTATGGCGGTCGCTTCCTCCCCGCCTGGATGAAGTACCGGGGCCCAGTCGTTCAGGTCAACCAGACACGCATGGCCATGTCGAACGAGAGTTACCTCGAGTCCCTCCCCAGCGCCTCTGACCCAGCGCGCGGTGAGACGGTCTACACCGTTGTCGTAGACGAGCTCGGTCTCCTGCCAAACTCCGACGAGGCGTGGGCGGCGATCGAGCCCATCGCCGACGTCGGTGGCCGGGTGATCATGCTCGGCACCGCTCACGGCGAGGGCAACCTGTTCCACAAGCTGTGGGTCGGGAGCCAGAACAACACCAACCGCTTCAAGGGGATCTTCTTCCCGTGGTGGTCTGGCGACCGCGATGAGGAGTGGTACGAGTCCAAGCGTCGCGACTTGCCGGACTGGCAGCTGGCCCAAGAATATCCCAACGATCCCGACGAGGCCTTCCTGCGCTCCGGTCACCCGGTGTTCAACGTCGAGACGCTGCGGGCGATGACCTCGGCCCAGCCCGAGCGGGGCAGGTTGGTCAGCGGGCCGGAGGGTCGAGAGTTCGACATCCAGCCCAACGGCCCGCTGCGGGTCTGGCGATACCCCGAGGAGGGAGCACGCTATGCCATCGGAGTGGACGTGGCTGAAGGGCTTGAGCACGGCGATTATTCGGTCGCCTATGTCGTTGATGCCAAGTCCCGAGACGTCGTCGCCTGCTTCCACGACCGGGTCGACGCCGACCTGCTTGGCACCGACGTGGTGTTCAACCTCGGCCGTTGGTACAACAACGCTCTCGTTGGGGTGGAATCCAACAACCACGGACTGACCACCAACAAGGCGCTGGCGCGGATGATGTACTCGCCGCTGTACCACTCGCGCAGCCAGTCCAAGGTCAGGGCCCAGTCGAGCGACGTGCTCGGCTGGCGGACCACGACGATCACCAAGCCGCTCGCCATCGACGAGCTCAACCAGGCGCTGCGCGAGGGCCAGCTGCACGTCCACGACGCCGACTGCATCGCCGAGCTCCGCACCTTCATCCGCGAAGGCGATGGCAAGATGCACGGCTCCCCGTTCGACGACCGGGTGATGGCCCTGGCGATCGCTGCCCAGATGCTGAAGTATGTGTGGCTACGTGAGTTCCAGCCGATTAATGAGCCCCCGCCCGGTACTTGGGGCTATATGGAGCGCATGATGTTCGGCAAGCTCGACCGGGTCTCCGCCGTCCCGGTCGAGCGAGAGCCGATCGGTCGCCACTACGTCAGGAGTCAGAGATGACCACACTCGCCCGGTACCACAAGCAGCGTCGGGTGAATCGAGGCTCGTGGAAGGCCCGCTTCACCAACCAGCGGATCAACTACCGCGGCTCGACCAAGCCGAGCACCCCCGTCCTCACCTCGATCTCGCCGACGACCGGCGTGCACGGTGCGGCCAACCAGACCGTCACCTGCACCGGCACCGGCTACATCACCGGGTTCACCAAGGTGACGATCAACGGCGTCGACCAGGCGACCACGTTCGTGTCGGCCACCTCGGTCACCTTCGTGATGCCGCTGTCGGGGATGGTGGCGGGCACCGTGTCGGTCAACGTGCGCAATGGCACCCTGTTCTCGACGACCGCCAAGACCTACACCGTTACATGAGGATCCGCTGCCGGTGCGGCAAGCCGTCCGAAGAAGATCGCACCGAGTGCTTCAACTGCCGGGTGCGCTCGGTCGGCTACGCCTTCGTCGGTGGTGGTGGCTACACCCGCTCTCGGTTCCACAACTCGACGATCGCCGAGAAGCGGGCCGAGGTGCTGGGGGACCGGGTGCTCGGCGTCGACGTCGAGCCGTCTTCTACCTACGGATGGTGAGCGATGCCGCCGATGAAGCTGACTGACAAGCTGCAGTTCGCCCGCGACGAGGTCGAGCGCTCCAAGCGCTGGCGCTCGGACAACTACGACGATCTCTGGCACCGGATGATCGAGCTCTACCGGGGCAAGCAGTACGCCGCCGCCGACAAGAACGATCGTCTCGTCGTGAACCTCGTGTTCGCCACCAAGAACGTGATCGCCCCGGCCGTCGCCATCAACAACCCGCGCTTCGTGGTCAACGCTCGCAAGCCCGAGAACGCTCCGATGGCGGTGATCGTCGAGGAGGTCCTCAACTACCTCTGGCGCTGTCACCACTTCCAGGACGAGATCCGCCTCGCCGTCGACGACTGGATCCTCGCCGGGCACGGCTGGATCAAGTGCGGCTACCGCTTCACCAAGCCGCCCGAGGTCAAGGCGACCGGCGAGATGGGCACCGAGAACAAGATCGAGCAGGGCGACCAGGAGGGCATCGATGACCGGGTGCCGATGCCCGGCAACGTCGAGAGCGAGTCGACCGATGTCATCGCCGACCGCCCCTACCTCGAGCGCATATCGGTCTACGACATGTTCGTCGACCCCGACGCCCGCCTGCCGCGCGAGATGCGCTGGATCGCTCAGCGCATCTGGCGCCCGATCCAGGACGCCAAGGTCGACAGTCGCTACGACCCCAAGGCGCGCCGGGCGATCGCCAGCCAGCAGCGCTTCATCAGCATGGGCCAGGGTGACGAGGACGGGCGGGCCAACGAGGACACCCCCGACGAGGGGGCGATCAGCTACTGCGAGATCATCGAGTTCTACGACTTGAAGCGCAACGAGGTCTCGACGTTCTGTCTGGACGGCGATGTCACCAACGAGGGCACCCCGCAGGACGCCTACCTGATCAAGCCAGCGCCGATCCCGTTCAGCTGCGGGCATCCGTTCCTGATGCTGCGCAACTACGAGGTGACCGACAACTTCTATCCGATGGGCGAGATCGAGTCGATCGAGAGCCTCCAGCTGGAGCTCAACGAGACCCGCAACCAGATGCTGAACCACCGCAAGCGCTTTGCTCGCAAGTGGATCTACGCCCGCGACGGCTTCGACGAGGACGGGGTGCGCGCCCTCGAGTCCGACGTCGACAACTCGATGGTCCCGGCCCTCGGCGACCAGGACCCGAGCCGTCTGATCGCCCCGCTGCCCTCGATCGGCACGCCACCCGACTTCTACAACCAGTCCCAGCTGATCGAGGACGACATCAACACGGTGTCGGGGGTCAGCGACTACCAGCGCGGCCAGCCGGAGTCGGCGATCCGCCGCACCGCCACCGAGGCGGCGATGATCCAGGACGCTGCCAACTCTCGTAGCCGCGACAAGCTGGCCAAGATCGAGAGCTTCCTCGCCGACTGCGGCGAGAAGATCATCGCCCTGATGCAGCAGTTCGTGACCGGCGAGCAGGTGGCTCGGATCACTTCGGTGGCGGGGCGGGCGTGGGTCAACTATGACGCCGACTATCTGCAGGGCAGCTACGACTTCGAGGTCGAGGGCGGATCGACCGAGCCTCGAAACGAGGCCTTCCGTCGGCAGTCTGCCCTGCAGCTGGTCGATGCGATGGCTCCGTTCGTCGAGGTCGGCGTGGTCAACCCGGCCGGTCTGGCGCGCTACGTGCTGCAGTACGGCTTCGGGATCAAGGACACCTCGACGATCCTCAACGGGCCCCAGGAGCAGATGATGCAGCAGGACCCGAACGCTCAGGGTCAGCTGCCGCCCGGTGGCCAGGTGCCCCCGCAGGGTCCGCCCCCGCAGCCCGATGCCATGCCCATCCCGGCCGACTTGGCGGGCCAGGGACCGCCGATCGAGCAGATGCCGATGGGCCAGGCGCCGCAGATACCGCCCGAGCTACTTGCACAAATGGGCGGCTGATGCGTTCAATACGTCGCGACACAGAGCAACCAGGAAGTAGGACTCGCGGTGTCGGACTTCAATCCCTTCGCAGAAGGGGAGCCCGTACCACCCGATCCCGTTGAAGACGGGGGAGTCGGATGGCAGGGACAGGACGATCAAGTTCCGCAGGAGCCAGAGCGTTCGTACCTCGAGCTCGACGACGACGTAGCCAACCGCTATGTCCGCGTCAAGGTCGATGGTCAGGACGAGGAGGTTCCGCTACGCGAAGCGCTTTCGGGCTACAGCCGCACGGCTGACTACACCCGCAAGACACAGGAGTTGGCGCAACAGCGCCAGCAGGCCGAGTACGCACTCACCGTCGAGCGAGCACTGCAAGCTCAGCCTGCCGAGACCCTTCGACTCCTTGCCCAGCAGTACGGCGTGGACTTCGGTCCCCAGGCCCCGGCCCCAGCGCCGGACTACGACGACTACGAGAACCCCTATGCCGACCCGACCGAGCGCAGGCTCATCGAGTTGGAGCGCCAGAACCAGGCGCTCTCCAGGCAGTGGGAGGAGCGTCAGGCGCACGAGACCCTGCGGACCACGATCGGCCAAATCCAGCAGAGGTACCAGCTGAACGAGAACGACGTTCGAGAGGTCGTGTCGACAGCACTCCAGCGGGGCATGGGCCCGGAGGGCTTCGACCTGATCTGGAAGAACATCGCTTTCGACAGGGCGATGACCCTGCAGCAGCAGGCCCAGGCCAAGCGCGCCGCTGAGACTCAGCAGCGTCAGCAGGCCGGGGCCAATGCTGCTCAGCTGGTCGGCAACGGGGGCTCCGCCACACGAGCGGGCACGTCCCCGGCGCCTACCAACACTGGGCCCATGACCATCGCAGAGGCCTTCGCCCAGGCCGAGAAGGATCTCGGCTACTGACCTAGGCCCCTCCCCCGAAGGGACCCACCGTGGTTGCAGCCAACCCATCGCATCTTCCCGTCAACTGGGACGACATGTTGACGACGACGATGCACAACTACCACAAGACGCTGACCGACAACATCTTCAACGGACGGCCGTTGCTCAACTACATGATGAGCAAGGGGCGCGTCCGCAAGATCAACGGCGGCGTCTCCATCGTCGAGCCGATCATCTACACCGAGGGCGAGGCCGGTGCCTACTCCGAGTGGCAGCAGCTGACCGTCACGCCACAGGAAGGCATCTCGGCGGCACAGTTCCCGTGGCGCCAGGTCTACGCCACGATCGCCATCTCTGGCCTCGAAGAGGCGATCAACAACGGCAAGGAGCAGGTGCTCAGCCTGCTCGAGGCCAAGGTGATGCAGGCCGAGGAGACGCTCAAGAACCGGATGAGCAAGATGCTCTACGGCACCCAGTCGGCCCCCGACGCGACGAAGGACTTCCTCTCCCTCGACGCCATCATCGACTCGACCGGGGCGATCGGCGGGATCAACCCGGCCACCTCCGGCAGTGAGTTCTGGAAGGCGATCGAGACCGCCGTCGGCACCGTCGACGCCACCGGCCTGGAGCGGGCGATGTCAGCGGCCTACCACTCGAGCTCGGACTCGGGCTCGGACCGCGTCGATGCCCTCTTCACCGGCCAGGGCGTCTACGAGTTCTACGAGTCGACGCTGACCCCGCAGGTCCGCTACACCGACACCAAGTCGGCGAATCTCGGCTTCATGAACCTGCTGTTCAAGCAGACCCCCGTCTACTGGGACTTCGACTGCCCGTCGGGCGTGATGTACGGGATCAACTCGAAGTACGTCGGACTGGTGTTCCACTCCAGCCGCTTCTTCGCCCAGACCCCGTTCTCCAAGGGGCTGTCGGAGTCGATCGCCTCGGCCCATGCCACCAGCGGACTCGCCTCCGCCGTCGATGCCCGGTACTCGTTCATCACGGCGTACGGCAACCTGACCACGCGTCAGCGTCGTCGGCACTTCAAGCTGACCGGCATCGTCGCCGCGCCGTGACAACGTGGGGGTGGGCAACCTCCTTCGTCGGTCGCTGCCCGCCCCCACTCAGCAAGGAGAACCGATGAGCGACGACATCTCCCCGTACGGGGTCACGCAGAACGCCGACGCGGCGATGATCACCGCCGACGAGCTCGTCGGTGGCCGCGCCGGGTCGATGCGCGAGAACGCCGTGGCGGGCACGCTGTCGCCGTGGTCGACCGCTCCCTACATCCCGCCGCTGCGCCAGCGTGAGCCATTCTGCAAGGCCAAGGGCGACACCTGTAAGGCCCGCCCCATTCGCGGTACCGACCTGTGCGTGTTCCACTCGCCCGGCCAGGGTCGCCCTGATCGGCTCGGTGACGAGTGAACCTTCAGTCGCTGCGCGACTACATCCGTATGCAGCTGGACATGGACATCGAGGAGCTCCCTGACCCGATGCTCGATGCCTACCTCGCCGAGGCGTACACGCGGATGATCTCGATGGAGAACGCCTGGCCGTTCCTCGAGAAGCGCTGGAGCGCGGCGCGCATCGGCGACCCCGATGTCGTCCTGCCCCCCGACTGCGATCCGAACGGGCTGTACTCGGTGATCGACGGCAACTCGGGGATGCGCCTCGTGCAGGTGAGCAACGAGCAAGCCGAGGACAACTTCACCCACATCGCCACGACGACCGTGCCGGTGTACTACACGATCTGGGGCAACCTGCTGCGGATGTGGCCGGACCCCGGCGTCGACCGCGATCTCAGCTTGCGCGGCTACCGCTACCCGGCCGACTGGATGGCCGAGGGTGCCGGTGCCGAGGTCGACGCCGACCCGCGGCTGCACATCCTGCTCGCTCACTACGCCATCGCGCTGAGCTACGCCCAGCAGGAGGACGAGGTCCTCGAGGACACCTACATGAAGCGCTTCATGTCCGGCTTCAGCGCCGCCCATGCAGCGATCTGCAACCCGCGCCATCACCGGCCGCTGATCTACGCCGGGGGCCTGCCCCTCGGCGGGACCGGCAGCCAGACGATGCAGTGGGGACCCCCGGTGCACTCCTGATGGCGAACCGTCTCGACCCGATCAACATGGTCGACTTCACGGGTGGCCTCAACACCCGCGCCTCGCCCTTCCAGCTGGGCGAGAACGAGACTCCCGAGTCGCTCAACGTCGCCGTCGACCGCCTCGGCGGGATCTACTCGCGCTTCGGCTGGGAGCGCTGGTCGACCGAGGACCTGTGGGACGATCCCGAGACCTGGGACCCGCGGCGCGCCTTCATGCATGCCCTGAGCGACGGCACCTTCAACAACTACGTCGCCGCCAACGGCACGATCTTCGGCTCGACCGGCACCCCCGACTTCGTCGATCTTGCCGTCGCCTGCGGGGCGGTGACCCACCTCGCCGACTTCGCCGCGATGGGCGACACCCTCTACGTCGCCCGCGGGCGGGAGAACCCCGGTGCCTACCGCGTCGGCGCCGGGACCCTCACCGCGCTGGCCGAGTCGGGGGCGGGCAACTGGAACGACGACTACACCGACCCGCTGTCGGGGCCCGCGGCGATGCCCGCCGCCGAGCTCTGCGAGAGCCACGCTGGCTACCTCTTCGTCGCCAACACCGAGGAGGACGGGACCGACTTCCCCAACCGCATCCGCTGGTCGCACCCGACCAGCCCGCTCGACTGGGCCTCGGCCGACTACATCGACATCTCCTCCGAGGGCGGCAGGATCACGGCGCTGATGAGCTTCCAGGATCACTTGCTGGTGTTCAAGTCGGACGGCATCTGGGCGATCTACGGCTACGACGCCAACTCGTGGCAGGTGATCAAGAAGTCGACGACGATCGGCGCGCCGGGCCCGCAGGCGGTGACCCGCTCGGAGGCGGCGGTGTTCTTCTACTCGGCCTCGGACCACGGCTCGGTCTATGCCTACACGGGCGAGATGCCCCAGGAGGTCTCGCAGGGGCTGCGCCGCTCGATCGGCCAGATCACCCACCCCGAACTGATCTGGGTCGGCTGGCTGCGGCGCAAGCTGTGGGTCACCGTGCCGTGGAACTACGAGGGCGCCCAGGACGACTCGACCGGGGTGTTCGTCTACGACCCGGCGGTCGGCGAGAACGGCTGCTGGATGTTCTTCGAGTCGCTGGCCGGGGGGCTCGGCCCGCTCGTCGGCGGCTCCAACCTCGACTCGGCGGTCCGCCCGATGGGCGTGCTGCGCAACACCGAGTCGCCGCGGATCGTGCTCCTCGACGCCATCGAGGAGTTCGCCTACGACCACATCAGCGACACCTCGGTGCTCGGTGCCACGTCCACGCTGTCGGACCCGTTCGCCACCCTCGCCATCGAGACCGATACCGGCGACCTGATCGTCGCCAGCGGGATGCCCGGACTGCAGCCGTTCCGCACGATCTACCGCACGCCGTGGCTGACCGCTGGCTGGCCGACGCGCAAGAAGTCCTTCCGCCGTCCCGACTTCGTCTGCCGCCGCACCGGGCTCACGCACCAGCTGCGCATCCAGTCCTACCGCGACTACGAGGAGATCAACCCGCGCCGCCAGCACACCGTGCAGGTCGACGGCCAGGGTCTGACGGTCTGGGGCGAGTTCGACTGGACGGCGACCGAGGGTGCTCTGCCCGACGCCCCGGTGTGGGGCTCGGGCCGCGTCGCCGGTAACAAGGTCGTGCGCGGCGGCAGCTTCGGGCTGTGCAAGGCGCTGCAGGTGCGCATCCAGAGCTTCACTCCCGGTGCGCGCTGGGGCATCGACGCCATCGTTCTGAAGCTCGTCATGCGACGGTTCCACTAGGAGTATCTGATGCCGCTGATCCTCACCAACCGCTTCATCAACGGCGAGGTCGCTGACGCTGTCCCCGTCGACGGGAACGATCAGGCGATCCAGTCCTACATCAACTCCGAGGTCATCACCGCCGACGGCCTGACGCAGATGAGGGCCCCGCTGCTGTTGCGCAGTGGCGACCCAACCCAGCCCAATCACGCCGCCAACAAGGACTACGTCGACGCTCAGATGCCGATCGGCACGATGCTGATGTGGCCCGCGGTGGTCCCTCCCGCCGGGTCGAAGTGGCACCTCTGCGACGGCGGGGCGCTGGCTACGTCCGCCTACGCCATCCTGTTCGGTCTGCTCGACTACAAGTACGGCGGCAGCGGCGGGTCGTTCCTGCTGCCCAACCTGCAGGGACGCTTCCCGATCGGCTTCGACGCCACCAAGACGGCGTTCGATGTCATCGGCGAGGCGGGCGGCACCTTCACCGTGCCGGTCCCGGCGCA